ATTATGAGAAGTTATCAATGTGAGCCTCCTAAAATACTAAATTTTGATCGATTAGTAAACAAGGTTGTTTTCGTTGATGAGTAGAAACAGTTTTTACTTTTGACTAAAACATGGTAAAATATCTTTTTACTAATACCTATAGGATTCAAAAATGTACATAGCAACACTTCAATTAAATGATCGTGTCAAAGTAGTAATCGTCCCAAATAAAGCTCTTTGTCGCTGCATGGAAGATGACTTTACGACCCTATCTGGTTTGACTCTTAACAAGGTTAATTTAGAAGATTGCCTTGGCGTCTACCGGTATCAAGCCGAAGCTACCTATAACGGCAAGTCTGCTGTTCTCAGTATTCATTATGGCTCTGTTGTCACGAGGTCTACTGATTGTACCGAGGAAATAATGGAATTTGCTGATGTACCCCAGTTCCCTAAAGTAGTACCCATAAAGTAAAAATTGGGGAACCGTCCCAAAGGCAGTTGTACCAAGGTTTTAGAAGAATAGTACCCTAGTACCTTTATCTTTTTTAATATTATAAATAAAAATATAAATATATAGGGATATACAGCATATCATACACCTTGAAACGTCCGGTACGGGCATCTGGGGTGAGTCCAAGGTTCGTGGGTACTGCAGCCTTATTGGGGTACCATCTCCCTAAAACCTTGATTCTTAAGCCTTAATTCTTGGTACCTGATTCAGGGTACTCTTCCCACGGTAGTCTGATTATAATAGGCAAATCGTAAGATAGTGGTTCCTGGTGCTAAAAAGGCCGACTAAGTACCATTACCTAATCGGCCAATATTTATCTTACAGCTTGTATAGTTTAAAATTCTTCAGTTAGTATGTCATGCAGCTGCTTAGCTAGTTCTGTCTGTTCCATCTCGTTGTATTGGCCATGATTCTTGACACAAAACCCAGTGATTGTTATTTTTTTACCAGACACCGATATTTTTTTGGAAATTTTTATGGCGCCAGTCATGATAACCAGGTTGCTAAACATCTTATCTGATAGCCTTACTTCCGTGAATCGGGTATTAAACGCTTCCTTAAATGGTCTGAATGGAACAAGGTCATGGTCTGATTCTGCACAAAACTCAGCTACTTCGTTATAGTAATCCGGCAACGATGTCTCTTCCTGAATTTCCTTTTTCTGCAGCTTTTGCCGCATTGACATTGCCGGTGCTGCGTCTGGATTGAATCCGGAAAGGTCATATTTGAGAAGGTAGCTAAGGATTTTTTCAAGTCCGAGGTTATTGTAAAGCCAGTCGTAATAGCTTTTGAAAAATTCATTAGTGTCAAATTGAGTTGTTTGGGTAACCGGTTGACCTGTAGTTTTTGACTTAATGATGAAATATCGTCTATCGCCAGGTTCAATTTCGATAGGCGCATGATGATTGCTTGTGCCAATGAAATGGATTCTGTTGTT